CAAGTAGACGAAATGAAAGCAAAAATTGCTAAAGCTGAAGAAGAAAGCAAAACAGCAAATACTAATTTACAAACTAAAATTGTAACTAAAACTAAGGTTATACATGATCGTCAAGTTGTGATACAAGATAGAATTGTGAAAGATGCGGCTATCATAGATTCTGAATGTAAATTAGATCCTTTAGCTGTTAAGGATTTAAATAGTGCGGCTAAAAATCCATTAAAGGTGGCAAAATGAAAAAGATCCTAACTTTATTATTTGTTATCGGATTAACAGGTTGCAGTTCTATGTTAGCTCCTATGCCTAAACAATCATGGCCAGATACTCCGCCTGACCTTAAAATAGCATGTGATGATTTAGCATTACTAAATGAAGATACTACTAAATTAAGCGAAGCGTTAAAAGTAATAACCGCAAATTATAGCCAATATTATACTTGTAAAGATAAAGTAGATAACTGGTTAGAATGGTACAATACACAACAAAAAATATACAACAGCGTGAAATAAATACGTATATAAAGACAAAGGAGCGAACAATGTCGAAAGAAAAAGAAAAAGACAGCACATGGTTACAACAACTATGGCGTCCAATGATGGGCTGGATGTACATGCTTATTTGCTTATTAGATATGGCTGTATTCCCAGTTCTATGGGCATTATGGCAAGGGTATAATCATGTACCTATTACACAATGGAACCCGCTAACACTGCAAGGTGCCGGACTATTCCATATTGCCATGGGTGCTGTATTAGGCATCAGCGCATTTGGTCGTACACAAGAAAAATTAGCAGGAACTGCTGCAAATCCAACTGCAACAACAACTACATCAAATGTAAATATGACTGGTAATGTTGCTGGCGGGTTCGGTAGTGTCGGAACACAACAACCAGGATTTGGAGGACAACCAAGTGGCTTTGGAAACAACACATCATTCAGCGGGGCTCCAGCATATGGCGCTCCGGCAGCAGGATTCGGATCATCCCAAGCAGGAGGCTTTGGAGCCCAAACTCCAGCAGCGAGTTTTGGATCATCGCCGAACAGTTTTAGCGGAAGCAGCTTTGGAAGCTCATCTCCAACAACGCCCGCGTTAAATGCAAAAGGACAAAAGGTTATTCCTCAAGATCCACAACCCCCACTATAAGGAAATCAAAATGAAAAAACTATTAGCGTTATTATTAGTAGCTGTCTTTGCTTCAACTGCAATTGCTGCAGAGAAAAAAGAACCAGCTAAAAAACCAACAGCAGAGAAAAAAGAAGTCAAGCATCATAAAAAAGCTGAAGGTACTGAAATAGCAGGAACAAAACCAGATACACCCGCTAAGAAAAAGTAATCAAATTCTTGACAGGCTCCACTTAAGATAGTATAATTACTATTTTATTGGAGCTTTTTTACGACTATGACTGATTATTACCAAACTCTAGGGGTAAACGAAAATGCCAGCCCCGATGAAATTAAGAAAGCATACCGAACTTTGGCTAATAAACATCATCCAGATAAGGGTGGTGATCAAGCCAGATTTAAAGATATTAGTGTTGCTTATGAAAATCTCAGCGACCCGCAAAAGAAAGCCGAGTACGATCAACAACGAATGAATCCTATGGGAACGCAGTTCCATTTTCATACAGGAAATCCTTTTGGAGATATATTCGGAGGCAATCCATTTCCTCAAGGACATCCTTTTGCAGATATTTTCGGAGGGCATAGGGGACAGATACGCCGTAATAGAGATCTTAATATACAATGTACTGTAAGTTTAGTAGATTCGTATCTAGGAAAAGAATTAGAAGCTAATTTTCAATTGCCTAGCGGTCGTCATCAAACAGTAAAAATTAATGTGCCAGCAGGCATTGCTAATAACGACACTATTAGATATAATGGCCTAGGAGATGATAGTGTTCAAAATGCTCCTCGTGGAAACCTAAATGTAACTATAATAGTAACTCCTGATCCTAATTTTGAAAGACGAGGAGATGATTTGTATGCTATAGTAAATATTACGCCTATTGAAGCTATGATAGGTTGCAAAAAAACTGTGTATAGTATCACCGGTGATAAAATGGAATTAGATATAAGACCTGGAATAGAATCCGGAGTAGAATTTGCCAGCAATGGTAATGGATTTACAAATGTAAATAATGGACACAGAGGACGCTTTGTAAGCATAATTAAAATAAAAACCCCAACTGTAACAGACCCAACATTAATAACAAAATTAAAAGACCTCGATGCTCAAATTAGTAAAAGATAATGATCCGATTTTAAAACAAGTTGCAGAAGAATGGGATTTTGATAAAGACGGCGATCCATTTAGTTTAGAACTAGAAATGGTCTATACCATGATAGAGAATAATGGCAGGGGGCTAGCAGCTAATCAAGTTGGCATTGCTAAACGAGTCTTTGCAATTGCACTAGATAATCAAGTGCCATTCTGCATGTTCAATCCTAGTATATTAATCTCCGATAATGAATTAGTTGATGGTGAAGAAGGCTGTTTAAGTTTTCCTAACCTATGGTTAAAAGTAAAAAGACCTCGGCAGATAACGGCCAAATACTTTGACAGAAAGGGCAAAGAATGTATAATAGAATTAAATAATTGGGATGCTAGATGTTTTCAACATGAGTTGGATCATCTAAATGGTGTTTGTTTTACTAATAAAATAAGCCCATTAAAATTATCGTTAGCAATGAAAAAATTTAAAAAACAACAAAGGAAAAATAATGGTTGAACCAAGTGATAATCTACAGGCAGTTTTCGAAAAAGCCATAGATACCGCGAAAAAATTACATCACGAATATTTAACAATAGAGCATTTGTTGTTTGCCATGTTAGCCGATGAAGCATTTGGTGACATTATAAAAGGTTACGGAAGTAATTTGGATGAGTTAAAAAATGACTTGCAAGACTATTTAAATAATAAATGTCAAGAAATAACTGTTCCAGATGTTGTAGTAAAACCTAAAAAAACACAAAGTGTGGAGCGTGTGCTTAATCGCGCATTCACACAAGTCTTGTTTAATGGTCGCCAAAAAATAGAACCTACAGATGTATTTTTGGCAATGATAGGTGAAAAACGCAGTTGGTCGCATTACTATATTAGTACGGCTAAGATAGATAAAGACAAATTTGCAGAGTATTTAAACACAGCAAGTGATGCTAATGATGTAGACGAAGAAGGTCCAGGTGATCATCAAAGCGACAAGGCATTAAAAACATTCACCAGCAACTTAAATGATTTAGTCGAAAAACAAAAAGTCGATCCTGTAATAGGTCGCATAGATGAATTAGAGAATATTGCTCTAGCTTTAGGTCGTCGTAGCAAAAACAATGTAATCCTAGTAGGAGATCCAGGTGTCGGTAAGACAGCAATTGCAGAAGGTCTTGCTTATAATATTGTTAAAGGACATGTTCCTGAATTCTTAAAAGATTATAAAGTTTATAGTTTGGATATTTCAGCTATGCTAGCTGGAAGTAAATATCGCGGTGATTTCGAAGAACGCTTTAAGCATGTTATAAAAGCTCTACAAAAGAAAGGTAAAACTGTATTGTTTATCGATGAGGCCCACATGATAAGCGGTGCAGGATCTGCTGGTAATAGTGCAAATGATCTTGCTAATATGATGAAACCTGCATTGAGTAAAGGCAATATAAAAGTTATTGCCAGCACTACTTGGGAAGAGTATCGTAAACACTTTGAAAAGGATCGTGCGCTAATGCGCCGCTTCCAACGCATTACCGTAGATGAACCAACCATCGAAGTAACAAAACAAATCTTAAAAGGTATTAAGAAATACTACGAACAATTTCATAAAGTAAAGATAAAAGATGATGCTATAGATACAGCAATTAAATTGTCTGTAAAATATCAAACAGATAAAAAATTGCCAGATAAGGCTATTGACTTAATTGATGTAGCTTGTAGTCGTTTTAATTTAAAAATTGCTGATGATCGAATAATCGGAGAAAGAGAGATTCAATACGAACTTGCTAAGATGATTCAAATGCCAGAAGAGAAAATTATGGAAACTGAATCTAATAATCTTGCTACATTACAAAATAATTTATTAACAGAAGTATACGGCCAAGATTTTGCTCTTACTGAAATTGTTGATAAAATTATGGTAGCTCAAGCAGGGCTGAAGTCTGAAAATAAACCTGTAGGATCATTTGTGTTTATGGGTCCAACTGGTACAGGTAAAACAGAAACGGCCAAATCATTAGCTAAACATTTAGGTGTAAAGTTGTTGCGGTTTGATATGAGTGAGTATCAAGAAAAACACAGCATTAGCAAGTTAATCGGATCTCCGCCTGGATATGTTGGGTTTGAAGAAAACGCTGGTCAGTTAATCACTAGCATTCAAGAGTCACCTAATGCTGTATTATTATTAGATGAAATTGAAAAAGCACATCCGGATGTCATGACAGTATTGCTACAAGTTATGGACAATGGATTTATTACCGGAAGCAATGGTAAGAGTGCCGATTGCCGTAATTTAATACTGATCCTTACTACCAATGCGGGTGCGCAATCAGCGGACAAAAATGCCATTGGATTCGGAGCACAAGAAAAAGAATATAGCGATACAGATTTGAAGAAATTCTTAACTCCAGAATTCCGTAATCGTTTAGATGGCATTATTACATTTAAGAAACTTGCTAAAGAAACTATGGTTAAGATTGTGCACAAGTTTATCGATGATCTACGCAGTCAAGTAAAAGATAAAGGTATTAAGATTAAAATTGATAAGGAAAGTATTAATTGGTTAATTACCAACGGCTTTGATCAAAAAATGGGTGCTAGGCCATTACAACGTGTAATTGACAAAGAAATCAAACGACCCATGGCAAAAATAATGCTATTTGGAGAATTAAAACATGGAGGCTTATTGTCCATTACAGTTAACGAGGATAAATTATTATTAGTTGCTACTCCTAAAGAATCTAAAGTACAACTATTAACTGTAGATTCAGCTCCTTCTTTAGTTGACATAAATGCTGCATAAAAAAATTACCACCAGTTTATTTAAAGGAAAATATCAGTACAAAATAGTACTGGTATGTTCTACCGCCAGTGCATTTCGTTCAGAAAATGTCGAAGAGTCATTGAAAAGATTAGCTAAAATAAAAGGAAAAATACACGAATTAGATTATGCGAAAAAAATAGCTAATCTATTATCAAATCAAACTGATTTAGAAATACGAGTCGAATCTGCTTGGTTAAGTGTATACACTAACAATCATCAGCTTATATCCAAACTGGCAAATCTAAATATAGATAATGTAAAATATATCTGCGAACCACTCAGTGGTGAAAATTTAACAGCAGGGACTGTGCTTATGCCTAAAATGAATTACGATTATCGTGTAACATTAGGCAAAACTACCCAACCTAATTTGAGTTTTCTTGAATGGGCTGAAAAAAGTTCTAAATGTAAATTGACTAAAAGTTGTCGTAGAGATTTAACTAAACAGCGTACATGGGGTGGTACCCATTTTTATATAACAGGTGAAAACAACTTATTACTTGCTAAAATGCACTTAGGCGCAAGTATCAGCAAAGTTGAGCGTATAATTAAAGCCTGACTATTGATTCTAAAAGCGATAAATACTCTAAATCCATAGCGTTCTATTGGGTATGTAAAACCGAGGCAGATATGCGTATACAAGAGTTATTAGAAAACGCTCATTTTAAAGAGTTAGATTTTGTTAAAAAACAAGGCGATAAGCGCGAGCTAGACTATGATTTAGTAGAAGATCTTTTACATTTCATGCACAATGACGATAGTGTATACCGTCGCCATGTGTTCCCTGTATTAATGAAATGCATAGATAATATTAAAGATAAAAAAACTACTAACCCTAACATGTTTGCAGAAACCATGAAAGAGTGTTACAAACTATATAAGAAAAAATTTCCTATACGCGAATTACCTGATATGTTAGAAGAAAAAGTGTGCAAAGATGCCTGTGAAAAATTGCACGATGAAACAAGAGAACATATTCAGTCCGGAAAATACAAGGACTAATTATGTTACTACGCGAACTTTTTACTAGTGTAAGAAAGCCTATTCTCAAAGAAAGTAATAATATATGGCCAGATACCCAGCCTTTTGATCAAGCGATTGCTGATCAATTAGCAGATGCTACTAATCGTTATCTACATACAATAAGTCCAGATGTCACGGTGTACAGATACGGAAGCGGTGCTACACCTACTCCGGGGAAATTAAGTGGGGATCTCGATGTTATGGTAGATTTGGGGCATTTAAATAATATATTTGGTACTAAAGAAGGCAAAACAGCAAGAATCGCATTAGAAAAAAGTCTACAATTACAAGGACTTGAAACCAAAAAGACTGGAACACAAGTGCATATTAAGTTGCCATATAAAGGCAAGTTTCATCAAGTAGATATCAAAGTTGTTGCCAATGCCGAACATGTACACAAACTTCACATTCATAATATTCCTCCAGGTAGTCCTTACAAAGGAGTACATAAACAAGTTTTATTAAGCACGCTAGCTTCTCATAAAGGTATGTTATACTCACCAGACGAAGGGTTATACGCTAGAGATGCTGCTGGAAAAAAGAGTCAATTTATTAGTCATAACTTAGATGTTATAGCCAAAAAATTATTTGGGCCTACCGCTACTGCCGATGCTATGGGTAGTGTTGAAAGTATATTGAATAATATTCCAGACGAAGCATTGCGCAATCAATTGCTACAAAAAGCTAGCGAAGGTGCAAGTTGGCAGGCTGTTACTCCAAAAACTATTAATGAAGCTGTTGCGCCAATTGTTGGTCGTAAATATCAACATATAGAAGATTTAGTTTTTACTAATGGAAGTAAAGGTGGGTTGCATGCAGTAGAAAGATTGCGTCATATGACTAACAAAGGCGGGACTATAGAATTAAAGTGGGATGGTAGTCCAGTAATCTATTGGGGTAGAGATGACGATGGCAAATTCCATATGTTTCCTAAAAATGCATGGGATTATTTAAAACGCGGTACTACACATACCAAGAGTGGTGTAACTACAATGATGAACGATGCCGACGATATTGCTATGTTTGTGCTTGGTACAGGTACAACACAGCCAGGGCAAGAAGATCAGCGTAGAGCATTTGCACAAGGTCTTGCAGACTTGTGGCCATACTTTGAAAAAATTAGTCCTGCAAAAGGTTATATAGAGGGCGGCATATTATTCAGTCCGTTAAAACCTGCCAAATTAAACCAATCAACTAATGAATTTGATTTCACTCCAAACATAACCAGTTTTCATATTCCAGTAGGAAGCGAGTTAGGCAAACGAATAAGCAATGCTAAAATGATGGTGGCTGCAACAGGTTATTACACACATATCGGATCTGATGAAACACGATATCCAAATGCTGAAAAGTTATCAACTCCAGATGTTATTGTACAAGGTACAACTTATGTTGAACATGCACCTAAAATAGATGATACTGGTTTAAAACATACTGAAGACTTTATCAAAAAGAATAAATCGCTAATAGACAGCTTTATAGCAGGACAACCTGGACTAAGCAAACCTGGTGATGTATTATACAGTTTCTTTAACCAGAATTTGCGTGTTGAAGGAGTGAAGGAAAAATTCGCGCAATGGTCCATGGCTAAATTAAGCAATAGCCAAGCACAAAAAGTACTAAGTCACCCCGGTTTAGATGCTGTTTTAAGTGCTGTTGAATTGTTAACACATGAAAAAATGAAAGTAATCAGTGCATTAAGTAGTGGCACACACGGTGGGATCCGTCAAACTAAACCGGAAGGTTATGTACAAGCACATCCTGGAGGTAAATTTAAGAATGATTTGCCTGGACAGTTTGTCAAAACTATTGACCAGGCTAACTGGGCTCCAAGGAAAGACTAATGTTATTACGGGAATTTTTAAATCGTACTGGAGAAAGTAAAGCAGCAGTTGTAGGATGGGGCCGCGGTATGGGTCATAAAGGTCATATGATGCTGGCCAGTAGTGTTATTACGCAGGCTAAAGATCACGGTGCTGATCCATATTTTGTTGTTAGTCGTACCGTAGGCAAAGATGATCCAATCACACCTGATGAAAAGTTAGCGATTTATAAACGAGTATTTCCTAGGCATGGGCATATTTTTCATACAGCTACAGATGACATGCCCGATTTAACTCGAGTGTTGCAGAAGTTAAGTGCGCATGGCTATACTGATGTTACAGTTGTCGTAGGTGCAGATCAGGTAAACGCACTAAGTTATGTTAAAAATTACAACGGTAAACCTAATAAGTCTGGTGAAATTCCGTTTAATTTTAACAGTTTAAACGTTATTGCTCGTCAAGCAACTAACGATCCTAGTAGAAGTGAAGAAGGTCCCCGTGCTACTCCTATGCGAGCCATACTAATGGATCCCAATGCAACAGACGAAGAAAAGTTCGCAGCATGGCGCGATGCTATGAGTCCTGAACTCAGTGATGATGAAGTGATGGATCTAATGCATAAGGCTGAACAGCGTATGAAGTCATATGATAAGCCGAAGAAAGCTAAGAAAGAAAAAGTAGCCGATGAAAGTCTCATGGGATTATTAGGAAAAGTTGAAAAACCTGTAAAAAAGAAAACAACTCCAAGCTCCGAAGAAATGCGTAAATGGTTTGAAAAAGAAAAAGCTAAAGAACCAGACCAAATAGAAAGAGGAACAGGAGATAAAAAGGCGCAACAAGTATATACCAGATCTGATGAAAATTCGGTTAAATATGCTAATAAGGTAATAAGAGAGATGAGAGCACAAGAATTTATACGCAAACAACTAGCAGAAGGCGATGTTCCTTATGCTGGAAAAGGCGCAGAAGAATTGCATCATGTGCATATTCAAGCATTAAAAAATGCCATGAGTATTCCTAACATTAGTATGAACAAAGCTAACGGTAGTCCATATATGCAATATCGTTTTGGCATGGCTATGGCTAATCCTGATATGCCTCGTGCAGGTGCTATGAGCGGCGATCCGTTAATTACTGCTTATACAGATGCAGATATGCAAAAAGTAAAAGATGCCGCTAAATCTGTCGGAGCAGGTGCCATTACACATCTTACAGATGGTGAAAGCAATGAATTAGAGGGCGGTAACAAAGTTAGCCCTGTGCGCAAACAAACTAAAAACAAGTACGGTATATAATGAGAGCAAAAGAATTTATCGTTGAACGCACTGGAACACCGCATGAACATCACGACAGTGTTCATCAAGGGTTTAGTCGCCAGCGTGATCCAGGTGGTTACTATCCAAGTTATCATCAGTATCGTACAGGTATGGCATTGGCGATGTCCGATGGCAGTAAAGACAAGTTAGACATTGATCATGAAAGTTGGATGGGACCATTTTGGACTTTTCACCCATATACTGATAAAGAACATGACATGGTTCAACAGGTTAAACGAGTTATACCTACCGAGTATGAACAAGTTCGTCCACGTACTCCTAGTAAAGAACCTGGCGACACTTACAATGTAAGCCCAGTAGCCGCTAAGAAAAAGAATAGGTACGGTGTA